TGCGATATGACGCAACAGGATCTATTATCGACTGGCTTCCAGACACAGGAGCAGCAGAAGCAACTCAGAGAGTAGAGCTAGGCAGTAACCTTCTTGACCTCGACACACAGGTTGACGGCAAAGACATTTACACGGCCATTGTCCCCGTTGGTAAGACTGGTAGAGGTGAGGATGAGCGTAAGGTCAACGTATCAGCTGAGACGGCTTACGTTCCCTTTGGCTTTGCAATCCATGGCGATGCAGTTGTCGATATGTCAGCGGTTGAGAAGTACGGACTCATTGAGAAGACAGTATCTTATGACTTGGATAAGTCACAAGCACTTGCTGACAAAGCAGTGGCTGACCTTGCGGCAGGTAAGCTTGATGACTCAATCGAGGTATCGGCATTCGACTTGCACAACCTCAATGAGCAGACGTTACCAATTGACTTCTTAGACCGTGTATTCGTCAAGAGTGAGCCACATGGCATCGAACGTTACATGATCTGTTCAGGTCGCACAATCAACCTCACTAACCCAACCGCAACTCAATTCAAGCTTGGTGCAATTACTGCAACGCTGACAAAGGGGGCCACGAGCTCACAAGAGTCTGCGCAGGAAAGTATTGCCAAGCGTGTTACTTCTCTCTCTAACGCAACAAGAAATATCGCAAAAGACGCAGCAACAACCACTATCAAAGTTGCGGCCGTTGAGGAGAAAGCGGTAGCGGTTGAGAGGAAGGCTGACGCAGCAACAGAGAAGATTGCAGACGTTGCAACCACAGCAACGGCGGCAGCTGAGAAGGTCGAGACCGTCGCGGCTAAGGCTGAGAAGGCAGCGGAGGAAGTGAGCCACGTAGCCACAGACGCAAAGAACGCAACAACAGCAGCAAAGGAGGCAAAGACCATGGCAACGGAAGCAAACAACAAGGCAGAAGAGATTAAGAGTGCGGTCGAGGATATGACAAACGTTTTCTCGCATGATGAGGATGGCGCGCATGTCGGAGACAAGAACGCTGCTCACGTTACTGTGAATAATCAAGGTATGAGCATTTACAACGACGCAGGTGCGCAAATTGCTAATTTTGATAGCAACACAATTAACTTGAATAATGGCGTGCTTAATATTACTGCTAATTATCAAGATAATTTAGGCTATAAGGCTACGGCTTTAATGACAAACAATATTCTCTTAAAACCAGCCGAAAACTTTGCAATTGGCGCTAAAGTAATCGCTGTAAAGGCTTCAAGAGGTGACGGTAAGCACTCAACGTCACTAAAATTAACTGATTCAGCTTTAAGCGTTAATGTTGACTCAAAGAAACAAGAAGCCATAAACTGTGCAGATTTACTCAAGCTTCTGAAGTTCGTACCCTGGACTACCTTACAGGACGACGGAGCGTGTCGTGTTCGCTACTGCATCCGTGGCGGCATGGTGTACCTCGATTGTTATCTTGCAGCGGGATATTCGGCTCGTATCACTACGGCAGAAATGCCAGACAATCTTTTGCCAGCCATTGAGGGTTATTACCCAATGGGCACGGAGACAGGTGACCACACCGCAAAGATTTGGATTGGCGCAGCTGGTGGTGGTAATAAGCGTATTTACCTCTACAACAATAGCACCGGTTATGCCACGGGAATTATTCCAATACTTCCTAAGAGTATGGAGTAGGAGGTGGAAGGATGAACCCACTAACATTCGAACAGATCGTGGCAGCGGTATCGTTTCTCGGCATGGTGCTGACGCTCATCAACGGTGCCAAGGCGATGAACCGAGCAAGCCAGGAAGACGCGATGCGACTCGTGCGCATTGAGGAAGGCGTGAAGCAGCTCAAGAGTGACTTGGATGACACTCAGAAAGCCTTCACGGCTTACATGGCTCGCACCGACGAGACGATTACTAATATCCGTGATGCTCTCTCTATTCATGACACCCGTCTGGCGGTGGTCGAGGATGTGACTCGCAACCAGGCGGGGCGATTGGAACGCCTAGAGCAGGCGAACACACACTAATTCTGATTTAAGGAGATTAGAAATGATTAACTGGAAAGTACGTCTACACAATCCCGCATGGTGGCTGGGAATGGCTGGTATCGTTATGAGCCCCGTCCTGGCATACCTTGGACTTGCTTATTCCGATTTGACTACATGGGGCAGCCTTGCTGATGTATTTGTTAAGTTTATCAGCAACCCTTATCTCATTGGTACCGTGGTTGTAGCTGTCCTTGGTGCTATCGGAGTTACTGTTGACCCAACAACTAAGGGGCTAAGCGATTCTGCACGTGCAATGACTTATGTACAGCCTTCTGAGCGTCCTGCAAGCTATATGACGGGCAACGCTGAACCAATTAACACACAGCCAAAAGAAGAGCCAAAAGAAGAGGTAAACAATGCTTAGGGGCATTGATGTATCAGGTTATCAGGCATTGGGTGCGACATACTCGCACCCAAATGTCGAGACTGCATACAGTGGTTCTGACTTTGTGATTGCTAAGGCAACGCAGGGTACTCAGCCAATGAACCGCTACATGACTGCACAGCTTCAGCGTGCGCTTGCAGACGGTAAGCTTATTGGTGTCTACCACTACGCTGAAGGTGGCTCACCTGTGGCAGAAGCTGACGCATTCGTGTCATGTGTCTCTAGCTACATTGGCAAAGCACTTCTCTGCCTGGACTGGGAAAACGGTGACAACGATGCGTGGGGCTCAACGGTTTGGGCAAGGCAGTTCGTTGACCGCGTCTATGCTAAGACGGGCATCTATCCTGTTGTGTACACCTATCCTGCTGGACGCTCGCAGGTAGCGTCTTGTGCTGATGTCTCACGTCTGTGGATAGCTGGTTACCCAGACAATCGCTTCTCATGGGAACTTCCTGCCATGATCTACAACACTGGTGCATGGAGTGACTGGACCATTTGGCAGTATTCCAGCGCAGGCGGTACCGTTGACCTTGATGTCGCAAAGCTGACTTACGCAGAATGGGAGCAGCTTACACAGGGTGAGTCCAAGTTCGAGCCACACTGGGTTAAGAATGCGACTGGCTGGTGGTATGCGACTAGTCCTAGTGCTTACTACTATAGTCAGTGGGCATTTATCAACGGTTCTTGGTACTACTTTGACGCTCGTGGATATGCAGTCACAGGTTGGTACTTTGATGGCACAGACTGGTTCTACCTCTGTCCGGATGAAGGACCTCAAGGGTGCGCCATGCTCACAGGTATGCAGCACATCGGAAGCTATGACTACTACTTTGCTAACGATGGACGCATGGCAACGGGTATCTTTGACGCAGAAGGTAAGAAATATCTTGCTTCTGAGAATGGCAATCTGCTTCCCGCTGGAGTCCACGTCCACAATGATCATGCATACGCAGTCAACGCTGATGGTTCTGTACAGGCTGACAGTACCGTGCAGGTTGACACGGATGAAGCTGGTCGATTGACTTCGCTGCACTAACACACAACCCCTCTCGCTACGGCGGGAGGGGTATTTTTTTATGCCGTTTTGGTATAATGGTGCAACGAAAAAAAGAGCGGAAGAACTGGTTTATCTGCTCTTTTATACGGGTCGCATATAGTGCGTGACCCTAATTTTTTCTGCATAAAAAATTTTCTAAAAATTTCTAAAAATATTGTTGATTTAGTCCCTAAAGGGGACTATATTATATACAACAAGAGGGAGACACAAGGTCATACCTCAGCCCAGAGAAGGGGAACACAATGAAATTCACCAAGACTTCCGCAAAGCAGCTCGCCGAGTTCATGGCAATCATGGATAAGGACGGATGCGTTCCATCCAGTGAGTGGGTCAGTGGTCGCTATGCAACCAAGCGCGCAAAAGCACTTCCACCATTTGTTACAAGGTTTGAGCGCAAAGAGTACAGCAAGACAAATCTGCCAAAGAATGGTACACCAGAGCGCACTGCTTACTGGTACTTCCAAAAGAACACTCGTCGTCGTGTGGTTCTTGTACTCGACAAAGAAGCAGCAATGAACTTCTTTTTTGAAGCAGCAAAGGGTAAGGAGTTCTAAGAAAGCAAGACAGCCCCTCGCTAGAGGGGCTTACTCTTAGAGGAGATGCACATGAGGAATAAACAAGAATTCAAAGCCTTGCGTGAGCAGGTTGGAATGAGTCAAACAGACCTCGCTCTTGCGTTGGACGTGTCAGAGCGTTCCGTCAAGCGTTGGGAGAGCATTAAGTACAAAGAGTACAACGCACCACAGGATGCGTGGGACATCCTGGACGATGCGCTACAGTTGCAACGTCAAGTGGTCTCTGCTGCTTTAGGACAGATTGAGGAAGCTGCACAAGAGGTTGGCGGTTACCCGGAAAGCGTGAAGCTTGTCTATTGGTCCTCACAAGCTGAATACGATGAGCATCACTGCGTTGATGATGACGGTGACTGGAGACAAGCAAACGCAACGGCTCGAATTGTCTCGTATGCGCTCCACGAGCGAGGAATTGAGACTGATTGGATCAGCGGAGCGGACAACCTAGTTCCGAAGCAATAAACGCAACAATTTGCCCTCATCCACATCAAGATGAGGGCTTTTTTGATGGGTAAATACTCCACTTTGATTTTTGCGTGCCTTAAAACGGCTTACAACAAGCCGTTTAACTGGGAATTTGTAACGCTGCTTTTTACTGTTTTAATCTCTTAATTGTTTCAATATCGTTAAAAACATCGTTTTTCTATCCAATATCATAATTTGAATATATCGAGGTAAATTGCCTGTCTAAATAGTTAAAACTTTTATTCGAACAGGTATTCGTTTTTTAATTTGGCTTGCAGAGGGGGTGCAAAAAGGGTGCACTTGTAAAAAAGTTTAACAAAAAAGGTAGACGGCAAGCCATCTACCTTGGGTTTTTGGTGCCTCCTGCGCGATTCGAACGCGCGACCTGCGGTTTAGAAGA